CACTCGAAATGCGATAGGTCGTGAAAGCGGCGCGGGAGTTCAAATCTCCTCTTCTCCTTAAAAGTTGCTTATATATCAACGTTTTTAGAGGTTTTGTTCCGTATTTGTTCCGTGGACTAAAATCTCTTTTATTTTTTTCGCCTCAGAAATCTTCATCTCATCCAGAATGTGAGAGTAAGTTTTGAGAGTGATATTAGCATCAGAATGGCCAAGCCTTCTGCTGATAGTTAGAAGCTGCACACCTTGAGAGAGAAGTATGCTCGCATGAGTATGCCGCAGCGCGTGGAATGTAACCATCTTATCGATTTTAGCACGCTTTAGAGCGTGTGTAAGACTGTGATTCACTCCGTTATTAGAAACACGTTCAAACACGCTGCTTGAGTCTCTAGGCAGCGTGTCTAATATGTCTAATAATTTACGAGGCACATCGATTATGCGATTAGCATTCTTTGTCTTCCCGTCTGTGTACTTATTTGTATGCAGATAATCAAATCCCTTTTCGATGTGTATCTGCTCATTTTCAAAGTCTATACAATCCCAAGTTAAACCTAAACATTCTCCAAAGCGAGCGCCAGTGTACATGGATGTAAGTATGATGTATCGGCTCGTCATGCTTGTATCAATTCTATCAAGCACTGCTGCCTCTAATCTTCTGAACTCATTCATACTCAAGAACTTCATATTATCTTCTTTAGCATCCTTACCTTTAAGCACTACTCCAAGCGTTGGATCTATGAGGATAATTCTAGTCTGGATAGCATGCCTAATACATGCTTTAATGTATGAGTGATACTTCTTCACAGTTGCTTTAGTTCGAATAGATGAGAGATAGTTTAAAAACTGTTGATAGTTTTCATGATTAACATCCTTCATCCTTGGATTGTATTCTTTTTTAAGTACTTTGATAATCGTTTCTATTTGCTTGGAACTTCCTACGGAAATAGTATCGTCTTTGTATAGCTTCTTCCAATAGAGCATATAGTCTGAGAGATTCATTCGCTCTTTGGCAAAGTCTTTCCCCTGCAGCAGCTCGTTCTCACGTAGAATGGAAGCATCCTTTGCTTCTGCTTTCGTTTTAAATCCACTCTGAGATACAGCTTTCTGCTTTCCATTGTCTTGATAATAGACTTTATAAGCCCATGTTTTCCCTCTTCTGTATATACTAGCCATACATCTCACCTCATTTCCGCATTAATTATATACATTATTTCTTTAAGCCTTTATATTCGATAGTTACTTCTGCTCTATATTTGTTATTGTAATAATACAATCTAAGACTCACTACTGGCTTTATCATCTTTCTAACAGTAGGAGCATCGGAAGCAGGAATATAACCAATTTTTAAATTGTACGCGTACACAGATACTGCATTGCAATCATGTGGATTGTCATTTTCAAATACAATACGAACAACATTGCCTGAAATTATAGTGTTATTTTTCCCACCTGATTTTTTATAAGTGTATTCCAATTCGAGCTGGTTAAACTCATATCCAGCCAACTGCTCAACATATATTTCAGATTTACTTTTAAACCAATTTAGCATATATTTCACTAACCTTTCACAATAAAACTTTACCAATAACTGACACTTTCTCTGAATCAACAACAATATCATCATATTTAGAATTTTCTGATTTTAAAATAATATTTTTACCATCTCTAAATAAGTATTTACATGTAACTCCTTCATCTTCTACACGTACAATAGCAATCTCTCCATCTTCAACAGTCGGCTGATATCTCAAATACACCTCTGATCCTTTCTGGATAATCGGCTCCATCGAATCTCCTGTTATTTGAACCAATTCATTAGCACCGTTAGGGACAATTGAAGAAGGCAGCACTCCCATATTAGCATCTATATCATCAACATGAATCATAGAGCCTGCTGCAGATTGACGACCAAAAACAATAGGAACTATATTATCTTCTTGTATTTGCCCATTCTGCTCGTTGAGTTGTTCTTCTGCGTAATTGTAGACGCGTTCTTGTCGTGGGGATGTGAGTTGAGTGTAGATAGTCATGATGGAATCATTTCGAGCGAGAGACACATTACCTTCAACACCATCTAAAAGTTCTTCTAAAGTCATATTAAAGGCATTGGCAAGATTTTGAACTGTTTCTAATGAAGGAACAATCGGCTTTTTAGTAGAAGGATTTAAGCCCTTTTCAAGCATTGAAATATATCCTTTAGTTAATTTAGATAAATCTGCTAACTGTTGCATTGTCATATTTCTATTAATTCTTAGTTGCTTAATACGCTCTTCTAATCTCATATAGAACACCTCTTTCTTAAATAGATTGTATAATAAATTAAACAAAAATACAAAGTATTTTGTTTAATTCGCTTGACAAAATATGTTTAATGTATTAAACTGTATACGTAAGGTTGATTAAGCCTTAACGAAACAGAAAGGAGAACGTGATGAAAGAAGTCAGCGAACTTCTAACAGCACTAGGAACATTCCTAGTAGGAGTTGCAAGCTTGATAAAAGTTTGCAAACAAAAAGAACAGCCTAGCAATTCTCAAAAAGCACGCAAGCATAAGAGAAATTAAAAGCTGTTCAGCTGTTCTAGCTCGAGGAGCTTAGCTCCTCGGTGCTAGTATATCATGAACGTGGAAATTATGCTACAAGGTATCAGTGCATTTTTATTTGCCCTACTAGCATTTATATGGATTAGTAGAGATGAAAAAAGATAGAATGTATTTAAGCAGTTGAAGGACTGCTTAATATAAAAATATTTTGTTTAATATACTTGACATAGATAGTTTACTGTATTAAACTAAAAATAAATTGAGAGGAGGGATTAAATGAGTGTCAGTTACAATATAAAACAAAGACGAGAAGAGTTGAATATGTCTCAAGAAGAGCTATCCTTAAAATCTGGAGTTAGCAGAAGTATTATTTCAGAGTTAGAATCAGGAAAGCGTGTTGAGAACACAACCATCGAAACGATTGTAAAAATTTCTCGTGCATTAGATACTCCAATTCAGAAAATTTTTTTAAAATAAAGTTTAATACACTAAACAATAAAGAAGGAAATAAATAGGAGGTGAAATGATTGCACCATTACATGACATTTTACGAGGAAGATGGAATCAAGTACGCAGAGTCTTGGTTACAAATTAATTTTCTAAGTTGGTGTTTTTGCTTCTGGAAAATTAAAAAGGCCATCTCTTAAGAGACGACCCAATAAAACTATTTTTTGACCCATTTGTTCCCAGGTTTTTGAGTAGGTGGGAGACGGTCCCCCTTATCAATATGAACAATGCGAGGTCGATTGACAGCACCGCCTTTAGGACCAACTTCTTGGTATGTGCCTTTTGGCTGGTTATCTGTACCTGGTTTAATTGGTTTAGACATATAAACACCCCCTTTCCCCAATATGATTATAAATCTGAAAGAGGGTTACAACAATATGAAAATGAGTGAAAGGAGGAACTTATGGAAAAAGCAACACTCGATTACTACGAGCCGATATTTCTAGAAGTAGTAAGAAGAAATCCAGAGAAATTTGTTGATTTAATAAAGCCATTTATTGATTCAAGAAGTAGACAGAGATGGATAACAACTGAAGAATTATGTGCTGAAATCGGAACTAGTTCCAGCGCGTGGCTCAAGAGTGATGTGAGAAATCATCCTGTAGTCGTTGCTGCTAGAAGAGTTGATACAAGGCCATATAAATATAAAGCTGATCATATTGAAGCCATACAGAAAGTGTGGGATGAACGGAAGGAAAGAAGAAGATGAGCAGAGTTGAAATATCAAGGACTAGGAAGCTAAAAAGAAAAGCTTTCTGGAAAGAGTTCAATAAGAACTTCATTAAGAAATACTTGAAATTCTTAGGACTTTCAGCATTAGCAATCGTTGGAATAATCGCATTTATGCACTTGTGGGTTGGAGCAGTTAATCAACACCTGGATAAAGTGGATGCAATTAGGCAAGGTGTGATTTTCGATGATTAGCTTGCTGGAAAATATGTTTGATAGTACAGAATTCGATGTGATGAGAAACGCTGAATTAGTAGGAACTATTAAAGTTTTGAATGGTAAATATCATCTCGTCGTTACAAATGGAATATATAAAAGCAGCAGCACACATCACAGTCTAGAGGATGCTTATGAGACTGCACTGGAGCTGCTAGAAAAATAAAAGATGACGACTTAAAACAGCCGCCATCCATAAATTAACTAACTAAATTATATCATAAATTAGGGGAAAAGCAATGAGCAGACTATTAATAGATGAGCCACCTCTTCAAGTACTGCCATCACTTGCTAAAGAGATTGGTTTAAACGAGGCCATAATGCTCCAACAAATTCACTACTGGCTGCTTAAAAGCGGCAATGAATTTGAAGGTTCTAAATGGTTTTATAAGACATTAGAAGAATGGCAAACTGAGTTCCCATTCTGGTCAGCAATGACTATAAGAAGAACTCTAGGAAGCTTAGAGAAACAAAAAATCATAAAAATAGGGAATTTCAACAAAAAGAAATTTGATAAAACTAAATGGTATACCATCGACTACGAACGAGTGAACAGACGATGTGTTCAAAATGAACAGACGATGTGTTCAAATAGAACAGATGGATGTGTTCAGAATGAACAGACCAATACCAGAGACTACCAGGAGAGTACTGCAGAGAATAATGTCTCAGAGGAGAAACCGCCTAAGGTTGTATGGACTGATGAGACTAACCATATCATTGATTATCTGAATAAGCGAACAGGTAAGAAGTACTCTGTTAAGACCAAGAAGACTGCACAGCTAGTCCACAAGCTGCTAGATAACGGCTTCACAGTTGAAGACTTCGAGAGAGTGATTGATATCAAGTGTAAGCAGTGGCTAAACAATGAAAAGATGAATCAATATCTCAGACCAAGAACGCTATTCAGTGAGAAATTCGAGGATTACTTAAACGAGGCACCAGCTAGAACTAAGCAGCAAGGAGCTTCTGGGCAATCGGTAGCAGATAAGATGAAAGAGCTATTTGGCTCAGATTGGCAGGGTTGATATGAATAACTTTGAATTAGAAAAATCAATCATAGCAGCACTGCTGCAAGACTTTGACAAGGCACAATCAACGTATCTGCAAGCTGAGTGGTTTACGGATATCAATTTTAAAACGATCTTTGAAATCTTAAATAATAACGGCAGCCGTCTAGATGGACTGATGGAGCTATTCGCTAAAGTAAGAGCTGAATTAAAAGATAAGGCTATCGGATATGAGCATCTAGTAACCTTGCAGCAAGAGAACGCGACCACAAGCGGATTGGACTATCTAGCTAACCAGCTACATCATGAGTATTTAAGAGCTAAGTTGGAGAAAGTAAAAGCAGAACACACAGAGTTCCCAACTAAGCAGCTTGAAGCTGAGATGTTAGAACTATTGAATGCAATCTCTAAGCTCTCACGCAAAAAGAATGTTGGTGATTTAGCTGAAACATTCGAGCAATTCGAGTATGAGCTTGAGCATGATATTGAAGACGGCATTAAGACATTCAGCGGATTGGATGCAGCACTAGGTGGAGGCATCGGCCCTGGAATGCTCATTACAGTTGGAGCTCGTCCATCGGTAGGAAAGAGCGCCTGGACTATCAATCTGATTGATAGAGCATTAAGACGAAATGAAGGCTTAAGAGTAGACTTGTTTAGCTTAGAAATGAGCAAAAAAGAAGTGTTTTCCAGATTCGTGGCTAAAATGACGACACTTAACACATACTACTTACGAAAAATGAACAAAATGCTTAAAGATAGCGATAAGGAGCTAGTGAGAGCGACTATCGAATACTTTAAGAGCAAAGACTTGAAAGTATATGACACAGTGTCTGAACTCAATCACATCCTTGGAATTATCAAAGAACGAGCTGCAGGACAAGCGCCAGGTAAATACTTAGCTGTAATTGATTATGTAGGACTGATTAAAGTCAACAACAATCGCGACAGAAGGCTGCAGATTGAGCAGATTACACGCGAATTGAAGAATCTAGCCAACGAGCAGCAAGTGCCTATCGTCATTCTATCGCAGCTATCACGAGGAGTAGAGCAGCGACAGGACAAGTCACCAGTACTAAGCGACTTGAGAGAGTCTGGCTCAATCGAACAAGACTCGAATGTAGTGGGATTTTTGAACAATGAAGAAACAGAAGCCAATCACGAAGGCTATCAACGAGTTAAATTCTCAATCAAGAAGAACAGAGAAGGAGATTTGATGGATTCTACTTTCAAATTTTTCAAATCTCGAATGGACTTTGTAGAGGAGTTTTAAGATGATGAACGCGATAGAATTCGAAAAGATTATGAAGTCTGAAGGATTGAAGACTACAAGAGCTGTGATGGTTATGCTGCAGGAAGCTAAACAATGCCAGAAGAACATTAAGGCAATGAGCATGTATCAGCATCTTCCTTACGCAGCAGCATACATCGAGCAACAGAAGGAACAGAAAGACAAGGCTATATGGCAAGCGCTGGAAGTGGCTCAACTAGAAAAGATGTATGGATTTAGATTAGTTGAGGATAGAAATGATGTAATAATAGCCACTTACCAAGTTTCAGAGCCACACAGCGAAGTAATGAAGAAAATCAGGAGCCATATTGAAATTATGGCGGAATTGGAGAAGGAGTATGGCATTTGCGATTAAAAACAGCAATATGTATTTCAAACAAATTGTAGATCACAGCAGCATAGCCGGATACCTGGACAGAAGACATCCAGTTAAAACGTTTGAATTCAAAGCAAGTCAACATGAAGCTATGAAATTCAAAAAGTACGGTGAAGCTAGAAAATACATGAAGGAAAACGGATTGAGCGGAAACATCATTGAGATAGCTGTTTCTAAACCGTTCCACATAAACAAGATGGAAAAGAACATCGGACCTAATAGGTTAGATGCTTGGTACGATTCAGCATTGATGAAGACCAGGGAAGATATCGAAAAGATGATTGCAGATTCTGAGAACAATTTCAACCATATAGCTAGAGACATATTGAAAATCAGAACAACAACATTAAACCAATTCTTACGTAATCCATACGAAATCGGCTGGAACACACGTAAGAAAATCATGGACAGATTAGAAGAATATTTCGAAGGAGCTGGAATTGAATGAATTTAAATGATCCAATTAAAAAAAGACGAATTGAACGAGAAGAGTTAATCCGATTAGTTCAAAACTGGTTTGTAGAACGTGGCTTGGATACGCTGGACGGAAGTGGCCAGCTAACCAAATTACAGGAAGAAGTAGACGAATTAAAAGAAGCATATATCCATATCAACCGCGATGAAGAGATTGACGCGGTTGGAGATATTACAGTAGTGCTAATCGGATATTGCATGCAGCGTAATCTTGATTTCATGGAGTGCCTAGAAAGTGCTTATCACGAGATTAAGGACCGAAAAGGTAAAGTCATCAATGGTGTGTTCGTGAAAGAGGTGCAGTAATGGATTTTGGGGATTTTGCGCACATTAGTAAAGAATTAGCTGAAAATGCAAAAATCAAAGAGGCAGTAAAACATCCAAATCATTACCAAGGCATTAACGGGTTAGAAGTGTTCACCGTAATGGAGAATTTCATCCCAAAATACGAGAACTCGTTTGATGGATATATTGCAGGTAACGTTTTGAAGTATGTGCTGCGAGCGCCCAGCAAAGGGAAAATGCTCGAGGATCTAAAAAAAGCAAAGGAACATTTGGACTTGTTAATTGAAAGGGTAGAGGGTTAATCATGAAAACAAATCAATTATGGGTAATATTTTGGCAAATCATAACATACACGATTTTAATGCTTAATGTGTTTGGAATCAGCCGAATTCATATTGCGTTTTCCGTCGTAACATTATTTGCTGGAGCAATTGCAGGACATGAGAAAGAAAGAGACAAATAGGAGGATAACTATGAAAGAAAAAACACAATATAAGGCTCTTATGGAAGAGCTGCAAAAAATAGTGGAAAATTTCAGAGTTGGAGTTGCTGAAATTGGAGAAAAATTTTCAAAATTATTACCTGATATTGAAATTACTGAGGGTGAGGAAGATACATGGGAAATGAAATGCCCGTATGAGTGTGGGGATACACATTATTGTATCCAACCGAATGGAGCCGTTTTTGCAGATTGTTGGGAGGGCATGGAATCCGACAATAGATATTTTAGTCAAGGCAACGTATTTCCAACCGAAGAAGCAGCCGAACTCGAAGCCGAACGCAGAAATTTACTAACACGATTCAGAGCGTTTCGTGATGAGTGCAATGGTAATTGGAAACCTGATTTCACTATTTGTGACAATAAATACTTTATAGAAAAAAGGAGTGGCAAAATAGTCGCTAATTATCTTTGCAATGTTAACGCATTTATGCTTTTCGGCTACTTTAAAAAGTATGAAGATGCCAAACGTGCTATCAAATTGTTTGGGGACGAAATCAAAGAATTGTTCGTGGATTGTGAGGGATAAAAATGGACGTACGTTTAACAATACTAACTATCGTAAATATTTTATCGATTGTTATGTCATTAGTAGCTATATATAGGTCAAAGAATACTATAGATTCAGATATTCATTATATTGAAAAAATAATGGAATATATCGAATTAGAAAAATGCATTAAGGAAGAGGAGAAAGTCACAACTAAGATAACATCTTACGAACAAGCAGTAAAAGATATACTTGAAACTCTTCCAAAAGGTTCAGTAGAAGTAATTAATCAACCATTTTCTAACGTAATAATCATAAAAATACAAAAGAACGTATTCAGGGAGGGATAACAATGGAACTAACTTTATATTTAGAAAATGGGGAAGAACTGGTATTTGAAAATGTGACTGATTTTGAATCAGTATCATATGTGAATGGCCTTATAAAATTCAATTATATAAGTGTGCAGGACGGTAAGAAGAAAAAGGCGTTTTTTAATATCAGCAGTTTTGTAGGCTTATCCGTTGATAAGGAGGATTTCGATGTTAACAGTTTATTCTAAACCAAATTGCATCCAATGTGAGATGACAAAGATGTGGCTTACTCAAAATAAAATTCCATTTGAGTCAGTGGATGTATCTGAGCATCCAGAGAAGCTAGAAGAAATTAAATTAAACGGCTTCCAGCAGCTTCCAGTAGTGACATTAGATGAACACTTCGAAAATGCCTGGTCTGGATATAATTTAGACAGATTAGAAGAATTGAAGGAGAGCTGCTAATGGAACGAATGGGCGCAGAGGAAAGAATGGTGTTGAGATTGATTCCAAATAGCGACACTAGACGAATTAATAGAGTGGACATCTCAAACATCACTAAACTATCAGAAAGACGAGTGAAGAAGATTATCGACACATTAGTCAATCGTTATGGGATTGTGATTATCGGAGAACGCAACGGAAGAACAGGATATTACATTCCAGAAACAGACGAAGCTCGAAGAGATGGCATTAAGCCTATGAAGTCTCAAGCAATCAAAGAATTTAATCGAGTGACTCGTATTCTCAAAGGCGATTTGAAAGCACACGAGAAATATCTATTGGAGGGGAAAGACAATGATTAATCATGTAGTAGTAGTTGGCAGACTTACTAAGAAGCCAGAACTTAAATTCACAGCGAACGGCACTAAATATACGCAGTTCAGCGTTGCAACGCAGCGCAACTTTAAGAATAAGAGTGGAGAGTATGAAGCAGATTTTATTAATTGCCTAATGTGGCGCACGGCTGCAGAAAACTTTGTTAAGTTTACAGACAAAGGCTCTCTGGTAGGGATTGAGGGAAGAATTCAAACACGCAGCTATGATAAGGACGGAAAGACAGTCTACATCACAGAAGTATTAGCGGAAGGCTTCTCATTATTAGAGACTAAGAAAGTTGCAGAAGCAAGAAGCAATCAGCCAGTGTTCAATAGCAATGAAGCTGAGCCAATCGAATTCAGCGAGGATGACTTACCGTTTTAAGGGAGGAGTTAGATGAAGCTAGACACTAAGGCCACGATTGAAGGAATAACAGAAGTATTAGAACATTATAAGACTCTCAAGAAGATTGCTGGAGATAACTACGTAAGCAAGATTACAGCAACATTCTCATTCGAGCCTAGAAGCTACACAGGAACTGTGCGCAATCCGATTGAAGACCACATTGTGCGACAAGAAACAGCTAGAAGTTACATGGACAAGATAGAACAAGCTATTAATAAAATACGTGATCCGTATTATCGGCAGGGTCTAATTGAGAAGTATGTCAAAAGTAATGTGAGCGACATTGCTATCTACATGGACTTGGATTACTCTTCAACTGAATTCTATAGGCTGCTTGATAAAGCCAAGATAGAATTTGCTCATTACTACGATGGAGGCTCATTCTTGAAGTATGAGAAAGGGAAGAGTGTCAAAGATTTGTTTGACTTCTTGGGAGAACTTTGAAAGTAATTTGAAAGTTCAAACAAAGAGGAACAAGTTATAATGTTAATATAGATGAAGTAGGGAAACAAAGATGAAGCTGCGGAAACAGCTACATCAAAGCCAGTCCTGGAAAAGGTGTATACACGTTAGCAGCATGGACGACTGCTAACAAGTGCCGCATAGGAATTAAACAGAGTGGTTCGAGTCCACTCGCGGCAATTCCCCTAATAAATCAACAAAACTGTCAAGGAGCGTGCTGCAAGGTGCGCTCTTTAGTTTTTGGAAAGGACAAGCAGCATGAACTATGTGGAACCTATTCGAGATCCAGACGATGTGCAAGCTATGAAAGATTATCTGAAGGAATGGAACGAGCGAAACTATATGCTGTTCATGTTCGGAATTAACCTAGGATTAAGAATAAGCGACATCATTAAGTTAAAAGTAAAGGATGTGCAAGGTCAGTACGTAAACATTAGAGAGATGAAGACAGGAAAAATATTAAAGCGGAAAATGAATCGCTCTCTAAGAAGAGAAGTACAAGAGTACATCGGCAATATGAATCCTCAAGATTACCTGTTCAAGAGTCGTAAAGGAAAGAACAAACCGATTACAAGAGAAGCAGCTTACTACATTCTGAAAGCTGCAGCGGAAGATATTGGAATTGAGAACGTTGGAACGCACACAATGAGAAAAACATTTGGATATCATCACTATAAGAATAATAAAGATGTAGCGATGTTGATGATTCTATTTAACCACGCAAGCCCAGACATTACACTTCGATATATTGGAATTCAACAAGATCAGCAGGATAAATCGATGGACGATTTCTACTTATAACGATGTTCAATTTAACATATTGAGATTTTGTAAATTCAAAATAAGAAAGTTCAAGAAACATTATTAAATCAATGAGTTCGAGCGTTGCTCGAATTTAACACAATATAAGATATGTGAGATTCAGAAAGACTCCAAAGAGTCCTAAAATAAGATACCAAACTGCCACTAGCTATATGCACAGACACGCTCTGATAGTGGCTTTTTTAATGTTTATACAATAAAAAAATACCCCCCTACCCTCAAAAGAAAGGAGATGGCATTTGAAATGGCCCGCCCAGATAGAATTGGCCCCCATCGAGTCGCATTCGAGAAGAACAAGAAGATAATACTGAAGACTCAGAATATCTGTGGAATCTGTGGAAAACCTGTTGATACAAGATTAAAACATCCACACCCACTATCGCCAGTGATTGACCACATCATTCCAATAAACAAGGGAGGACATCCAAGCGACATCGATAACCTCCAGCTCGCACACTGGACATGCAACAGAGAGAAATCAGATAAATTATTCAATCAAGCACGAGAAATCAAACAAACCGTAGGAAACCGAAATTTGCCTCAAACTAAAGATTGGACAAATTACGTTTCTGACTGATAGGGGGGAGGGTACCTACCCTGCAGCTCTCGCGACCTTCACGCAGTCACTGTACATATTTTCTCGCGCCAAAAACACGAAAAGGAGAAAGAAATGGAACTAAAAGGCAAAGCATATCTGCAGAACAAGCTGAACCTATATCGCAGCAGAGTATTAATGCGATATGACTACTATTCAATGCAAAAACTTGATAATTCGGATGGAATTACGATTCCAGCACAGATTAGAGATAAATACAAGACAGTACTTGGCTGGACTACAAAAGCAGTAGATAGCCTGGCTGATAGATTAGTATTCAGAGAATTTGCAAACGACAATTTTAACGCTAATGAGATATTCCGATTTAACAATCCAGATATCTTCTTTGATTCAGCAATCCTATCCGCGTTGATTGGCTCATGCTGCTTCATCTATATTTCGAAGGATGAAGAAGGAATGCCACGCTTGCAAGTCATCGAGGCAAGCAATGCGACTGGTGTGCTAGATCCAATCACTAACCTATTAACGGAAGGCTACGCGGTGCTTAAACGAGGAGAAAACAACACTCCAACATTAGAAGCGTATTTCACTCCAGACGAGACAGTCTTCTATCCAATCAATGAAGAGCCTTACTCGATTGAAAATCCTACTGGAATTCCATTACTGGTACCAGTTATTCACAGACCAGACGCGTCTAGGCCGTTCGGGCGTTCTCGTATCACTCGCTCTGGAATTGATTATCAAAAGACAGCACAGCGCACTATTGAGCGCTCAGAGGTAACTGCTGAGTTTTATTCATTCCCTCAAAAGTATGTGCTTGGAGTTAGCCAGGATGCACAGCCAATGGAAAGCTGGAAAGCCACTATTTCAAGCTTCATCATGTTTACTAAAGACGATGATAGAGATAAGCCTACTGTAGGGCAGTTCACTGCAGCAAGCATGACTCCGTTTGTTGAGCAGCTCAAGATGGCTGCTGCTGGATTTGCTGGAGAGACTGGATTAACACTTGATGATTTAGGCTTCGTGTCAGACAATCCGTCAAGCGTTGAAGCTATCAAGGCGAGTCATGAAAACTTAAGACTTGCAGGAAAGGCTGCACAGCGCTCTCTAGGCTCTGGACTTCTTAATGTAGCGTATGTATCTGTATGTCTACGCGATGAAGTACGTTACTTGAGAAAAGAATTCTCTAATACAGTACTTAAGTGGGAACCGTTGTTTGAAGCGGATGTGTCGGCACTATCTCTATTAGGTGATGCCGTTTCTAAATTTAATCAAGCAATGCCTAACTTCTTGACTCCAGATATTATCTACGATTTGAGCGGAATTAAAGGAAATATGGATGTTAAACCTGCACAAGAGGTAATAGAGCCAAAAACGGCAGTTAGTGATCATGGAGCTGATAAACAGAAAAATAGAATTATCTCAACTTATGAGATAACTTCACTGCTCAGTAATTACCAGAAAGGCGTACTTTCTAAGGAAAATGGAATCACGCTGCTTATTTCAACTGGAATGAGCGAAGCAGAAGCAAAAGAAATGTTGAATAAAACTAAAATTGAAGATAAAACTGCTGAATAATGATTGTTAGCAACAAATGTGAAAGGAGCTGATATAAATGGATGATATTGTTCCAGGATTGCTTGAGAAAATTCAAAAAGATTTCTTTGAAGCTGCTGAGAATAATCCAGAATTAAAAAGATTGCTGCTTCTATTAACAAACGGTAAAGCTAACTTCATTGACGCGCACGAATTTGCCGTATCGCTTGGAAGGCTAATCTCAGATGCTCTACAGCAGAACATTAGTAGCGCTGTACTGCCTGAAGGAAAAATGTATTACAACATTGCAGAGCGTATATTAAACGATATACTAGGAACTAATCACAGGATGGTTAGTTCTTATGCTATGAGAGTGCAAGACGCGCTTAATAAAGAAGCAGGAATCGGATTGAAGTCAATTCAAGCTCCTATTAATCAAGCAAGAATTGACAGCTTAATCAATCGCATAGCTTATGAGAATACATTTGATGATGTTTCATGGATTCTAGGCGAACCAGTAGTGAATTTTAGCAAAAATGTAGTAGATAAGCATATTCAAGTTAATGCTGATTTCCATTACAATGCTGGATTAAAGCCTAAAATTATCCGCAGCACGGATGGTAATTGCTGTGCTTGGTGTAGCAAGATAGCTGGCGTTTATGCTTATCCAAACGTTAACAAAGATGTGTTCAGACGGCATGATAGATGTAATTGCACAGTAGATTATCATCCAGGAGATGGAAAAAAACAAAATGTCTGGAGTAAAAAATGGGACAACTCATATAAAAGTAGTATAATTGATACAAAGAGGTTAGATAATATTATCTTGCCAAAATCAGTGAGTGCTAAAGCGAGAGATATTTATGTTAAAATTCCTTATCCAGTTCGTGGAACAGAAACAGTTAAAAAAGGTAGCACAATAACCAATGTTAATGTTATTGCTGGGAAGGATGTTAGAAGACAAATAGATGATATTCGTAGACTTGTTGAACAGTACAAAACAAAAAATGAAAAATTGTGGCAAAAAGTTACTGGAATAGCAACATTGGAAAGTGGTAGAGTTGCAGAATTGCACTGGTACCAGCACCCATCAGTTGGAAAAGTAGAATTTAAAGTTAAGAGGTGGATAAAATGAAAGTAGTATATTTAGGTCCTACAGAGTCTCATACTCTTGAACATGGAAGAGTATATGAAGTATTGTCCGAGGAAGATGGATGGTATAGATTAATAGATAAATCAGGAGAAGACTATCTTTATCCAAAAGACGAATTTAAAATCCTAGAGGACTCACATAAAATTTGATGAGTATCTGTGTTAGAAAATCGGAAAGGATAGGTTAATGGCTAGAACGAAATATGGGAATCAGCTTCCTACGCAATCAGTCATCCTGCCTTATGTTAAGAAAAGGTCTCTCAGTAAGGAAGCAATAGAAATTTATGAAAAAACAGGATTAAGCAGCTATATATGGCAAAAAAAATTGCTAGAGGCGATGATGGCTGTTGATAAAAAAGGACTATGGGTTCATCAGAAGTTCGGATATTCGATTCCACGACGGAATGGAAAATCCGAACTTCTTTATATGCTCGAACTTTGGGGATTACACCAAGGATTGAAT